TCGGCGGCTTGCGTATCAGTAGCAAGCGCATCGGCGGCTTGCGTATCAGTAGCAAGCGCATCGGCGGCTTGCGTATCAGTAGCAAGCGCATCGGCGGCTTGCGTATCAGTAGCAAGCGCATCGGCGGCTTGCGTATCAGTAGCAAGCGCATCGGCGGAGTTTTTTTTGTTCGACATTTAATTGATCCTTTAGGATTGAAAGCCAAAATTTGGCTTTGTTACGATTGTCGCATGTTTCAGATTTTGGACAGACTACCCCCTTGGTTCCCATAAGATGGGCCATAAAGTATCCGTCCCCGCTTGCGCGGGAATAAGAACAGGTCGCAACAACCCTACACATATTCAATTGTCAAAGAGCGGCAGGCACAGCTCGGGTATCGCGCGACCTAGCTCGCGCATGTGGACCCGGGAAGGAGAGCCATCCCGTAGCTATAGCTTAAACCTGGGTGTGAGGTGCACGGTAGCTAATTGTGATTAAAGTTGTAAGTATAGACCAACTTTGTAACTGTGCTTTACTAAGGAGGGGTAGGTTTTACTGGCGGAGATACTTGATCTGGTGGCGACGGTGCCCGCTCTGTATTTTCGAAAATTTTGAAAATAGAATTAGCTACTACTCATTTTAGCCAGGCGCTCCAAACTAGCACCGCCCCCGTCACCATCATGCTTCGCAACATGCACACGCACGCGCACTAAGAGTTAAAGGTGCATTAAAGGTTAAAGGCCCACTAAAAGTTAAAGGCCCACTAAGAGTTAACAGTTACCCACGCACACGCCCTGATAGCCATTTGGAACTAATTTCCACCAGACAACTTCTGACATTTCTAAAATGCCCAAAGACGCCTACATAAAAAGGCCCCATCTTGCGATGGGGCCAAGTTTACTGAGAAAAGAGGAAGTAATAATCTACTCCAAAAGATAGGGAACATGCAAGAACGCAATCCAGTCATCTAGTTCAACGTCTTCGGTTGTCCCTTTGAGTTCTTCGCAAATGTGAGGTTTTGATAGAAGCACTCCTGATTTCCGTGTGCATTTGTTGTTATCACCGTCGTGAAGCCGAGTAGCTGTCCAAGCTCGCGCATCTTCGCGCGAAAAATAAGCAATGGCACAACCTTCGCAGCCCCCGAAGCTATGGCAAAAGTAAAGTAAGCGTTGTATAAGTCCAACTCGGCTATGGGCGTCCCCTTGGACATGACTGTATTTTCGATGAGGAGAACTCGACTGTCTCGGACGAAGTGTAGGAGTGAATTGTTCGATGCCGCGATCTCCCTGATCCTCTCCCAATGACTGGCCGATAGGGTGAAATCCTTCTTCTTTACGACCGTCGGGAAACTCTGAACTGCCCATGATGCGATAACCTCTCGCTCCTCTGCGGCAATCAAAGTGCCGATCTCCAATACTTTTTCCTTATCACTCGTGATATGGTTGTAAGTCAACAACAACCACCGCCGATTGAACCCCTCTGAAGTATCCTCCGTCCTCGGAGTATGGTTCGAGGCGAACCAGTGAGTGGCCAGTGGCTCAAACCGAAACGGCTGTTGATGTTTGAACTGCACAGTGATTGTATCACCAGAAATAATTTCCTTGAACTTCGTTCCGTCGATCTTACGACGCTCTGAAAGTTCACCACAGATATTCAGAAGTTTCGTATGCAGTTCCGCAGGTAGGAACTTATCACCCCACCCCTCCGGTCCAATCGCACACTGCATCTCCTTCGGGATGATATGCTCAACAATCTTGAGCATCTGGCTCTTGCCCGACTTCGGAGGACCAATCAAACAAAAGGCCCGCTGCATCTTTGTTCCATAGCCATACATCGTAACAGCAATAGCTTCTTGCAGACCACGACACTTCTCAACAAAGTCAGGGTCTTGTCCCCAGCAACTTTCCACGAACGCTTTAAACCTAGGCGCTCCAATAGGAAGTATCTCCGGCCAGTTGATCGTCTCCGACCACTCCTTGATTACATTCCCAACACCACTATCATCAACTACCTGCTCAGAGAACTTAACTTCTCTAACTCCCCAGGGCTGAGGAACATACCGATAAGGGAGAGTGTAGGTGCAGCCATACATTGGATCATGCTGGCGAAGGACGAGCTGATCATCAAGAAAACCGTTTGCATAGTTTACCCCAATATCATTGACCTCACGAAGAGTAGTCGCCATCTGATAGCACATGATGTCGATAATACCCTTGTGGTCGCCCGCTTTCTTAGCCATCTGAAGATGGCCATACTTATCGGAAACCATCTTCCGAATATAACCAAGACTCAGCTTCGCCCAGTGAGACCCTTGCCACTGCCAGAAGTTATTTCCAACCCAACGAACTGCACCTATCTCTTCAAGGTCTGCCAGCAATGCCTTGGCGATCTGTGTCTGGTCTTCGCCAGTAATGCCACTCTCACGCAGCTTCTTGAGCTGCTTCTTGAGTGCTCCAGCTTTATCTCCAAGCTGACCAGTAGCAGCAATATACTCAATCAGTCGGTTCTCTTCGAGCGTGCCCAAAGCAGTCGCAGTAGCCATGCGGGCTAATATATAATCAACTGCATTTCGACGCCCCATTGATCCAACGTCATGGACCATAAACTCATTCTTGATGTGCTCTTTCAGACGGTCGAAGTCCCATGGAGTATGAATTTCCGTGAACTTATCAAGTCCGAGGTCTTTCTTCTCTTCCTCAGAAAGACCCTCATCCCACCCAACAGGAAGCGACTGGTTACGTCCGACCACATCATTGATCAGGAACTTAGCAATTGAGGAGACACCCTTGTAGATGTCGATATCATCGCCAGCCACACGCTCTACTTGTGAGCTACCCCAGGCAAGCATGTCATCAACCGCGCGGCGGAAGGTCTTATCCCCACGAAGCACTCCAGAGGCGAACAGACCCGCCACCTGGATCATCTTGATATCACGGCTACCCGGTGACACCCACTCAAGCAACTTGGTATGCCCACCCAAGGTGGTCTTCACACCTACATGCTTCAGCGCACCCCGGAAGATCGCCTCTATGTCCCTCGGCAGCGTCACGAGCTGTGCCAGCACCGCAGGGTCAAACAGATCAGAGGTGGCCGTGTAGGGCAACTGTGTGTCTGGGTGGATCGACGGAGGAAGCACCACCTGCCGACCTGCACCCAGCAACTCCACGATCATGCCACCTTTGGCATCCTTGATCTGGAAGGTGCGGGACTGCCCCATCCGGTAAGCCAGCGCCGAACCCTTCTTACCAAACCGCTCCCACGGCGACGGCGGCAACAAGGTCCGAATGGCTTGGTTGATCGTGGGGTCGTCAGTGTCGATATCAATAATCACGATATCCGACATAGGCCCAAGAGCCAGACCAATATTACCCTCAGCCTTCGCCCACAACCACTGGGCCTTTGCCTCTTCGGAAATAACTTCCGTAGCATAGTCCGCCCACTTGGTAAGGCTAGGGTTCTTCTGCTTGGGATATAGTGGGATCGCTTGAAGACCAGCCACCCAGTAAAGAGGGGCATTATCTGAGAAGATACCCATCAGATCATTCCTACGATGAGTTTTGCCAGATATGTTCGCTCTTCTACACCTAACCCACTACAGGCTACTTCACCAAGCATCTCAATGAGCATCTGACGGAATTTGATGAAGCGTCCAAAGTAACAACACAGACCACCAACACTCGTGACGGACTCTTGCTGTGCGACGTAAATACGGCGCACAATCTCTTCTGTTCCGGAACTCATTGTGCAAGTTTCTCCATCGCGCGAGTGCGCTGTTCTGGTGTCAGAACTTCATCAAATACCGACAACACCTTGGCCTGAAACTCAGACACAGCGCGAACATTCATCGCACGCTCACCAAGACCAGTAATCTTTTCAAGAAGAGAAGTTGCTACTCGGTAGTAGTTCAACTTCTCTTTCACTTCCATATCGAGCGTATCTTCCTTGGCCTCTTTGAGACCATTGAATAGCTCAGTGAGTTCGTCTGCGACGTTTCTCCACTTATCTTCCACACCAATGGCGTTCTCACCCGCCCCACCCTCGCCGGAACTCACTTCTCGTGTCTGGCGGGGTTTGGTTCGGAACGTCAGCCACATAGCCCACAGCAGCTCACTGACTTCCTTCTCATAAGGGCAGTCTGGGCGCTCAAGCCAGAGAGGGTCTTCGCTGATTGAAGTAAGAGCTAGCTTGATGGGAAGTAGCATATCAGCATCAAACTGCGGGTAAAAAGTATTACTCATTATATCCTCATCGGATCAGCGGATTATGGTGGTATCAGGCCCAGCATAGGACCGTCTAGGCGTATCTCAGCGAGGAACAGCAAGTCGCTAACTTCCTAAAAACCCAACTAGAAGCTACTGGAATTGACCCACTAGCTGGACCCCTTAAAGCTCCCCTGACCACAATATGTAGTGTGGATGCAATTGCAGCCTTCAGTATTGCTTAGGCATTATTCATAAATTACTATACACAATTGCGCTTTGTTTTTGAACAGCCAAAGTAATTAACTACTACCCATGAATGAATATCTCGCCAGTCTCCATAGTATACTGTCCAACCGTTACTCTGTTGAGAGTGAGGGGATGACTACGGGCGAATGGATTGTTGCGAACACCTCCTATAAGGGGCGTCCCTTTTCATTCGACGGCTATGGTTTCCAGCGCCAGATTGCGGATGATCTTCACGACAACTTGGACGTGATGAAGATCAGTCAGGTTGGACTATCTGAAATTCAAACTCGTAAGGCTCTTGCCTTCTGTGTCCGTAACCCAGGGGTTACAGGCATCCTGAGCCTACCCAATAAGGACATGTATACTCGGTTCTCTCAGACCCGCATTGCACCTATGGTCAACGAGAACAAAGTCTTCAACAGTGACGCAGACAGTAAGTCTGTCCGATCAATGGGACTCATGCAGTTCGGACGAAGCTTCCTTAACATCATGAACGCCACTGAGGGTTCGGCCACCTCTATCTCGGCAGATTTTGTCTTCAACGACGAGGTTGATCTATCCGACCAGAAGATGATCGCCCTCTTCGCGTCACGTCTTCAGAACTCCATCTATCGGATCAAGCAGCGGTTCAGCACCCCCACATGGACCGGCTACGGCATTGACGGAACCTACGGTTCTAGTGACATGCAGGAATACCACTGCAAATGCTCGGCCTGCCGCTCATGGGAGCTGCCACTCTTCAACAAGGACTACGTGCATATCCCAGGGCTTCCAGATAGCGTGGCGCTCTCTGACATCACCACCGAGATGCTACCAAAGCTTGATCTCGACAATGCAGTGATCGCATGCACGCGCTGCGGCTCGCCCCTCGACCTGGACACCCGGCACCGAGAATGGGTTGCGACTTATCCACAGCGCACGCACGCACGCGGCTACCGTGTCAGGCCGTTCTCATCAGGCCGGATCAGCGTCCCTTATATCGTCACCCAGTTGGACTCCTATCGAAAGAAGGACTTCATCCGAGGGTGGTATAATACCGTGCTTGGAGAACCACATACCGAGACCAACGCGCGTCTTGATGAAGGTCAAATCCGAACCATCATGAAGACTCCAGGTGATCAGGAAATTAGTTCTGACGCCCCCGTCTTCTTGGGCATTGATATTGGAGCTGTCTGTCACCTCGTAATGGCTACACCCATAAGTGCTACCGAAACTCATGTCTTTAGCTTTGAGGCTATCCTTGAGCGAGACTTGATGGGACGTGTCAAAGAAATCATGGCACGCCACAACTTAGTAAGTGCAGCTTGTGACCGACATCCATATACCCCGAGTGCTGAAGCTCTTCGAGACTTGACCGAAGGTAGACTAATGCCCGTCGAGTATCGTGGGGATGCAGACCTAAAGCCAGTCAAAGACGCCTCAGATACAATCACCCACTGGCAGGCCAAGCGCACTAAATTAATTGATAACGTGGTGAAGAACATCCGCCAACAGAACTACATCTTCACCGGATACGGTCTTCATGCTGCAACGGTCATTGCTCACCTCCGCGACATGGTTCGGGAGGAAACACCCGAGCAGGTCGCTCGTTGGGTAAAACTAACTGGCAACGATCACTTCTTCCACGCCCTCGCGTTCCTCGACGCGGCAATAGGTATCCCAGGAGTTACAAGTGCACTTTCAACAGTTGATCATCGCAGCGTGCTTATCTATTCTAATCTTGCAGTGGGCACTGGTAGTTCGCTCCTCCAATCGAAGACGCCGCAAGTAATAAGAAGTAGACTTTTATAAACTACTTCCCATGACGCGCGTAGATTGCTATGCCAGCGTATGCGTATTAGTGCAGGTTCCCTCGTCAAGTTCTTCCTGCCGACGCTGAGCGGTAAAGGGGTAGGCACGGCCTCGCCCCCAACCTTCCGCCCAGGCACCCCCGATTTCCGTCAGCCGATGCCCCTCTATCGGGACCATCTGATTGACATCTCCGAATACAGCCGGTTTGCCGATGCCAACACGCTCATGGAGCTGCTAGCCCAGGCAGACCCCGACGTCTCGGCAGCGATCAATGCCTACCTCACGGTGGCTGACGTTGAACCTCAGGTCGTCATCAAGGACACCAAGGGAAACTTCCACGAGGAGGCATACAACCTCTGGCCCGCCATGGTGGCGGCTCTCACCATCCCGACCGATCTCAGCCAAGGGTATCAGGCTAAGCCCAGCCTACGGACGATTGCTGAGCAGATGCGCTATATGGCGCTGCTGCGGGGCGGCATCGGCACCGAGCTGGTGCTGAGTGAGAACTTGGTTCCGTGCGAAATCCGCCACGTCGATCTTCATACCATCAAGTGGTATGAGAAGAAGCCCGGCCAGATGAAGCCGCAGCAGTGGCCTCTCGGCGGCTGGCAACCAATCGACTTGGATATCCCCACCTTCTTCACGTCGCACTACCGAGGGTCTCCGCTGTCGAACTACTCGTTCAGCCCCTTCGCGTCTGCGATCAACACCATCGTGGCCCGTCAGGCCGTCATCAACGACCTCTACCGGATCATGAACCTGACCGGCTACCCACGTATTGACGTGACGGTGCTTGAGGATGTGCTGACCAAGACTGCCCCAGCCGTCATCAAGTCCGATCCGACCAAACTCCGTCAGTGGATCAACGCCCGTATTGAAGATGTCCGCAACGGCTTTGCGACCGTAAAGCCGGATGAGGCATTCATCCATACGGACTCCATGAAGGTCGGGATCATCAATGAGCACAGCTCCGGTAGCTCGCTGAATGTGGACTCCATCATCAAGGTCTTGAACGCCCAGAACCAAGCTGGCCTCAAGGCTATGTCTACAATCCTTGGGCGCGGCGAAAGTGGAGTGAACACCTCCACCGTCGAAGCCCGTATCTTCTCGATGAACGCAGACAGTCTTAACCTGCCGGTCGGGGAAATCCTCTCCAAGCTGTTCTCCTGCGCGTATCAGATTTTTGGCTACCCCGTAATCGTGACAGTAACATTCCCGACTGCGGAGCTGAGACCGGCGACTGAGCTTGAGCCGATGTTGCTCATCAAGCAGGGTCGTCTATTGGACATGCTCTCACGCGGAATGATCACCGACGAAGAGTTCTCCCTCCAGATGTTTGGCCGGATGCCACACCCGAAGGCTCCAAAGGTTTCTGGAACCAACTTCCTTGTCAAAGAGGATAAGGCCAAGCAACCGAAGCCAGCCGCCCCTACTACCCAGCCAAACCCCACTGAGCGTGATGCCACCCCTGCTGGCTCCAAGAGCGTTGATAGCAACTCAACTGGTGGACCGGGCAGTGCCCAGGGCCGCGCTGCTAAGGGTTAACACCTGTGTCTGATCCAGATCACTTTGAAAAGTGGCGCTTGGACTTTGAGGCTCGGCATAACATTGACCGATCTGACAAAGAAAAACGGCTTGCTAATACAGAGACCGCAGTAGCAGTGTTGGATGAGCGAGTCTCAACCGTCAAGACGGAACAAACAAAGCTTGTGACTAAAGCAGAGTTTGCCCCCATCCACTGGACGTTTGTTGTAGTGGGTGGCGGGGTCATCACTGCGATTATTGGCGCTGCCATCAAACACCTCGCATGGTTCTCGTAACATGAACACCCTCAACAGTTCAGCCAAGTTCAACAGCCACCACTTTACGTGGATACTGGCTGTCCCCATCTGGCTCTGTGCGCTTGTGTTTCTTTATTGGAACTTCATCGAGACCGACTGCCCAATTAAACCTGTCGGAAGTCCCGACACCCCTATGGTCTATCAGCAAGTCCCCCAGGGTGGGACTCTGTTGACAGAACGTAAATACACAATGGCACTTCAAGGGGAAGTGACTCTCTATCGCAAGATCATTGATCACGTCGTCTACACCCTCCCACCCGTGGTGGTCGCAATCGAGAAGGGTATTCATGACGATCATACGATGGTGGAAATCCCTCCTGTGCTTCCACCCGGCCTCTATGTCTACACGCTCCGTGCCTGTTACCGGAATAACCCAGTTACAACGTCCTGCGTAGACTTTCAGAACTACAGTTTCTACGTTCTGAATAAGGATGGGTCAGTCCCGGTAGTGCAGAACTCCAAGCCCCCGCTTGGCTAATACTACCTGAAAGGTAACACCCATGGCCGATCTAACGATCTCTGATCCTGTCTCCTCCGCAATCTCTGCTGCCAGCTCGTTGATCCAAGATGGGATCAATAAGATTTGGCCCGACCCCACGGCGAAGGCCACGGCTGAAGCCCAGATCATGAAGGCCGCATCTGATGCGTCCTTGGCTCAGATGCAGCAGGCAATGTCGGTGATGCTCGCGGAAGCAAATTCCACCGACAAGTGGACTTCGCGCGCCCGCCCGTCGTTCCTCTATGTCATGTATCTCCTGATGCTGGCTTCCATCCCATTCGCATGTCTCTGGGCCTTCAGCCCAGTAATCGGTGCCAACATGGCAACGGGCATGAAGTATTGGCTCGCAGCCATCCCTGACAACATGTGGACCACCTTCGAGTTCATCGGCGGCGGCTACATGGTCGGACGCTCGATTGAGAAAGTCAAAGGCGTCTCCAAATAACAACTAACTGTTTTTAAATAATACCTGCGCTCTTCTCACCTATAGCTTAGGTGAGAAGTAGCATGATGAAACAAGTCCCCAAGACCGACCGCATCAAATCCCTTATTGCGAAAGCAGTAGGCGATCCAGATGCAAATACAGACGGCCTCGCCGTCTATGAGGCAGTGATTGCCAATGGCAAGCCTCTGCGTCGGGATCAGGGTCTCTACGCTGGGGCAGTCATCCAGCAAGACGCCATGTCGGGAATGAACGACCACATCAACAGTGGCGACCACATCCCGCTTCAGGCGATGCACCGCTCCGGTCTCCCGCTCGGCAAGGTTTTCCATTCCGAGATGAAGCCGACCGCCGATGGTGGCACCAAAGTTCATGCGCTGTTCTATCTGCCAAAGGCAGGTAGTGACTACGTGCACAAGATCGACACTGGCGTAATCAACGATGTCAGTGTCGGCTTCATGCCCAAGTCCTTGCAGTGTTCTGCATGTGGCTTTGACTACATGGGCGATACCGCCGGCTTCAACAACATCTATGACTGTGTTTGCGACAAGGGCCACAAGATCGGCAAGGACGGAGTTCATGCTCGCGTGCATGGCGTCTCCTCTTTAAGTGAGCTGAGCCTTGTCAACCGTGGAGCTGTTAACGGCGGGTCTATTCTGCCCCGCCCTCAGCAGTCCGCTGGGGCCAACCCAAACATGGCCCGCTTCGCCGCGCTCGGGATCGATGAGCGTCCCTTCTACCTCGCAGCCTCCATGTCTGAGTTCGACATCGGAACAAAAACCCCAACTCAGGAAAACCCCATCATGGAAAAAGAGCTGATCGAGCTGAAGGCGAACGCCATTGTGGCCGGTCGCGATCTCGCGGCCAAAGACGCCCAGATCGCTGATCTGACGGCCAAGCTCGCCACGGCAGAGGCCGCGACGATCCAGGCCACGGCCAACCTCTCGGCGGCACTCGCCACGGACGGCGTCAAAGCCAAGGCCGATCTGGCCGAAGCCATGTCGCTGGTCCACGAGTTCGGCAAGGCCACCTTCGCCGCCAATGGCAAGCCTGACACTGCGATGCCGGAAACTGTTTCCGCCACCGTCGCTCTCGTGCGCCAGGGGCGTGCCGACCTGTCGGCCTCGCTGGTGGCCGGTGGCCGCTCAGTCCCCGCCGCAACTGGCACCAAAGACGACACCACCAACAACAACTTCGCCGCGTTCAAGCGCGCCTAAGGAGATAAGCGATGACCACCATTCCTGTCGTAAGTTATGCGCTTATTACCCACTTCGGCATGCTCGATGACGACGCGATGTATCCGTGGAACTTGGACACCACGATCACGCTTTCCAACATCGGCGCGGCAATGTCCGTCCATACGGGCGTCTCTGCAACCGCGAAGCTGTGCGGCGTCAATGACATCATTCTGGGCCGTCTCGAACAGGTTGAGACCCGTGTCATCGAAGGCGTCAACTTGGGCGTGATCGCGATGCAGGGCGGCGTTCAGCTCACCATCGACACCACCACCGTGGGTGCAGTCGCTCCGACCTACGGTGACTCGGTTCAGGGTTCGACCACCCCCGGCACCGTCATGAAGCTCGCAGCCGCCCAGGGGCGAAGCAATGTCGTCACCGACGTGTCGGCTGATGGCACCACCTGCATCGTTCTCTTTTTCTAAGGATCATTCAACATGGCTGCTGAAAGTCTGCTCGATATCGCTCGCCGCCCTGCGGAAGAAGTCCTCAAGGGACTGCGCAGCGATAACCGCAATGAGTCCATCGAAGCTGGTCAACGTCTCAACCGTGAATGCGCGAAGTTCGCCATCGGTCTGCGTGACTACCTAACGCTGGCTGTCCAAACAGACAAGACCCAGATGTCCGGTCTGACGGGTTACGAGGCCGCGCTGGCCTACCTGAACCTGCCGATCCGCGATGACTTCAAGCAGGGCATTGTGCTCCAGGCTGCGTCGGACACCTTCCAGACGTATCCCGGCACCCGTGCGCTGTTCCCGCCGGTCATTGACGACATCCTCTACTGGACGCAGCGCCAGGACCACATCGAGACCATCCTTCCGATGCTGGCTCAGTCCCGCTCCGTCTCGGGTCCGGAAGTCTTGTTCACCGTCGTGGATGATGACGGCACCGAATACAACACCACGGCCATCCCCGAAGGTGGCCGAGTGCCAGTGCGGTCGATCAAGACCCACGAGGCCACGGTGCGGATGTATAAGCACGGCTCGGGCATCCGGACTTCCTACGAGTTCAATCGCCGCGCCCGCCTGGACTTGCTGACCCCCTTCGCCGGTCGTGTTGCTCGTCAGCTCGAACTGTCGAAGATCAAGGCGGCAATCGCGGTTCTCGTGAACGGCGATGGCATCACGGGTTCGGCGGCTCCGGTCATCAACCAGTCGGCCTACAACACGCCGGTTGCGGTGAATGCCACGAACGGCATGATCAGCTACCTGCACCTCCTCTACTGGTTCGTGCAGCGTGCAATGGCTGGCACTCCGGTTGATACGGTCATCGGCAACTTCGACGCCATGTTCCAGTGGATGCGGCTGTTCCAGCCAACCATCAACGGCATCGTGTCGCCGCAAGAGTTGATCAAGGACGCGCAGGGTCCGATGCTGTCGATGCCCTCGCTGTTCCCCGGCCCGGTGAAGTTCGCCGTGTCCAACTCCGCCCCGGCTGGTTGCCTGATCGGCCTCACGCGCGCTGAGACCATCGAAGAGCTGCGCGAAGCCGGGGGTGATATCGCGGAAGAGGATCGTGCGATCCTCAACCAGACCATCACCTACATCCGCACGGAGGTGACGGGCTATCGCCTGCTGTATCGCGACACCCGCAGCATCTTCAACTACACCGCCTGATCCTCGGATCATACCAAATAGAAAGGCTCGCCCGCGACTGCGAGCGAGCCTTTTCTTTTAAAGGAAACAACTTCCATGAAAAGCATCGTTGAGACCACCGGGGATCACATGCTGATCCATGTGAAGACCGGCGAGAGTATTCATGCACACCGACCATCCGTCGCTGAAGATGATGAGTTTCTGCACTATCAGGTGGGCCTGCGGCATCTTCGGATTTTGGCACGCGATCTACCCAGCACTGTGACGGATGCTGAATGGGCCATCTGGCTCAAGGAATGCGACGGCGACATGGACTTGGCTATCGCCAGCTTCGTTTCCAGCTTCGAGAAGGCTGAACCCCTCGCGGAAGTTATTTCCGTCACCAAGAAGGGCAAGAAGTAATCATGTTCGGACAGTCACGGAACTGCACGCTCTCAAGCGTCACCACCAATGGGTCCACCCTCGCAGGTGCTACTGAGGTGTCCTTTGCCAACTCAGGTTCAGGCGCGGCTATTGTTGCAGGTGGCCCGCTCCTGCCTGGGCAGTCTGTGACTTTCACCGCGACTGCTCCAGATACGCTCAACGCGATCTCATACACCGCGACCGGCACAACCCTCTTGATCAGCGTGGTGGCATAACATGGGTGGCATTTCTCTTCCGAACGCTGGATCAACTGATCCGGTCATTGTAGCTGACGCTGCGATTGCGGCTCAAACCGTTGGGCTTGCCACCGCCGCAGGTCAGTCCTCAATTCTGAGCAAACTCTCAGGCACTCTAGGTGTCGCCACCCCCGATGTGCGGTTGATCGACCAACTCATTCCGGCTGCGACCCTCAACGCGGCGCTCACCATCGCCCTGAATGCACAGGACATGGTTGGTCTCACCCTTTCAGGTCTTACTGCCAGCGGGGCAACACTCACCCTGGAGGCCACGAACAACATCGGTGCAGCATCACCAGTCTGGGGCGGTGTCAACGCCATCGCAGGCAGCACGCTCTATCCGACGCTAACCACGGACGGAAACTTTCGTATTGAGACAGGTGGTCGCACTGCCATCCGCCTTCGGGTATCTACCGTCGGCACCGGCAACATCACCCTCTCTTCCAGCAGCGTTGCGTCCACCGGGCTGGTAACTCTGGCACAGAGTCTCCCTCCTGGCACGAACAACATCGGTGCAGTCACTCTGGCACAGAGTATTCCAGCAGGCACGAACGTCATCGGTGCAGTCACTGGTTCTGTAGGCGGCTATACTGCGACGAACCAAGTTACCCCGACTGTGCAGGCTGCATCTTACGCAGTCGGTGTCGGTATTGGCGGATTGATCTCGTTCACCACGGCAGCTCGTGTTGCTGCGGGATCTGGTCTGATCCAAAGCATCATGGCGAGCTTTACGTCTGGTGTAGTCCCGAGTCTCGATGTGATCTTCTTCAATGCAAACCCCACTGGCAGCACAGTTGGTGACAAAGTTGTCACAGCTATTGTTGCTGCTGACGTAGGTAAAATCATTGGCGTTGCCCATCTCACTGACAGCACCCTTCTGGGGGCAACGGCACCCTCGTTGATTCAGGCGATTGGTATAACTATGCCATTCCTCCTTCCGGCTGGAACAACGCTCTATGCCGTGGTGGTAACTCGAACCGCCATTACCCTGACCAGCACATCGGATATGACGATTACCGCTCGTATTTTGCAGGATTAAGCCAATGCGCACAGGTGGATTTCGCGCTGCATTGTTGAGTGGAGGTGCGCATCGTGCGCCCTCGCTTGACCTAAATTTCATCAATGGTAATCCGATTGATCCTCGGATCAATTTCAGTCGTGCATCCGGTGGAACCTATTATGATACAACTGGCACGATGCAGACGGCCGCAAACAATGTCCCTCGTCTTGATTATGGACCCACCCCTGGTGCAACACCTCTCGGATTGCTCGTTGAGGAGGCACGGACCAACTCGATCCGTAACCCTCGGTGCGAAGGTGCTGTAGCTGCTACCACGATCACCCCAGTCACGATTACAAGCATCGTTAACTCTGGCACAACTGCTACAGTGAATACGGCTACTGCACATGGCTTGTCAGTAAACAACGTCATCACGCTGAGTGGTCAGAATGTAGCTGCTAATGTTGGCACATTCTCCGTTGCGAGCATTCTTTCATCCACGAGTTTTACCTACGCAATGGCATCTACCCCTGGGTC